TATCAATGGTAGCCTTTAATTTCTCGGGTGTTTCTTCTCCATTTACATCATCATATATCTTTGCGGTATTTGAAGATGCTCCTTTGGTATTTATAACAATCGCAATTAAGACTAACTTACCGGAAATGCTGGTAAGACCGTTAGTTGTTATATTTTTGCTTAAATTTGCTGATGATTCGTTAGGATTGCTCATAGTTTATGGGAATGAAATACTTGCACTTGGTGATGCACTAGCTGATGGGGATAGTGAAGCCGATGGACTAAGAGATTTACTGGCTGATCTTGAAGCCGACGCTGATGGACTTAGAGAGGCAGAAGGCGATAGAGATTTACTAGCCGATGGACTAGCTGACGCCGATGGACTTTTAGAAGCTGATGCTGATTTACTTGCAGAGGCCGAAGCACTAGCCGATCCAGACGCACTAGCTGAGGCGGAGGCACTCTTAGATTCCGAGGCTGAAGCTGATTTTGATTCAGAAGCAGATGCCGACACTGAAGCAGAGGCAGAAGGACTAAGCGATCCTGATGGACTTAGAGAGGCTGAAGCACTTTTTGATTCGGAAGCTGATGGGCTTTGGGAAGCACTAGCACTAGCCGAGGCTGATGCTGAGGCGGAGGCACTAGCAGAAGCAGAAGGCGATAGAGATTTACTAGCACTAGCGCTAGTTGAGGCTGATGGACTTTGGGATGGAGATGGACTCGATGACTTCGATTCTGAAGCACTTGCGGATTTAGATGCGCTAGCTGAAGGACTTGCGCTACCAGAAGGCGAAACCGAAGGACTGATCGAAGGCGAGAGAGACGGACTTATCGATGGCGATGGACTTAGAGATGTTGAAGGCGAAGCTACTGCCGATCCTGTTATGCTCCAAATAGCAGCAGTTGTCGTTCCTGTATTCCTATAGGCGTTTCTTCCTGTTTTGGTTAAATCGTAAAAGATAGCGCCTGTTTTAAACCCTGAATCTCCGGTAGGTAAAGAGTTTCCCTCTGCTTCTAAGATATTATCTGTTGAAAGATGAGCGTCTGGCTGTTGAGGAGTTGATACCTCGTCTGTATCCCATCTTAAAATCCTATTTGTCCTGTAAGGAAGAAGGGCTGTAAGGAAATTACTCTCGGTAGTTGTCCGAAGTCCACTAGATTTAGCCTCGATCCTTGCGAGTTCGTCTCTTGTCTCCCTTGGTAAGTCTGCTTTTACTTTAAATGCGCTCATTTTAGTATCAAAAAAAGCCTATTCTCAAAACCTAATGCTTGTTTTTGAGCTTTAGGCTTAAGCTTTAGGCTTCGCTTTTCTTATCTATCAAGTATCTTTAGAATTTCCAGAATCCTAGAGCAGCTTGATGTCTGTTAATATCTTTCACTTTAGCACCGTAAACGAATAAGTCTTTATATGCTGTACCGAAGTCTCCTATTATATCTTCTTCCATTCGTGCATCTAATACTTTCTCTGCAAATGTTACCCAATTAGGATGTCCTGCAAGCAAATAGTATCCATCGGTGTTATCGCCATCAAGTCTATTACTTTGAAAGAGTCTAAATCCTTGAAGTTGCCCCATATAGCCTTTTTTGACTAAATCTTGGTATGCTTCGTCTACATGAAGAACTACACCTGTTCCTTGGGTAAGTATTGTGAAAAATTCAGGAGGAGCAACTAAGTATCTATCTGTATCCGGTACTGCGGAAAAACCATTTTTCTCTGCAAGATCAAGTCTTTGTTTAAGTGTCGCAACTTTATTTAAGATATTTGCTGCGGTAATCGTTAATACCGTTGCTGCTTCAATTGTGTATGCTGCTGTTGCTGCGATTGCTCCGCCTGTGTAAGCTGAAGTTGCATCATCGGAGTCATCTTCAATAGTAATGGAGGTTGCGCTTGTGTATGTTTTAATTCTATACCAAGTTGTATGACCTGTTGCTTTGAATCCTCTGCCTACCATTGCTTCTGTAAAGGTCGTTCCATTTCCCGTTACAACTCCTGTCGTTACTGCTACTTCAACATCTCCTGTCGTGTAATCTGTTCCGACTCTGTTTCCTGAACCAACATCTGGGTGAAGATCAAAGACAAATGTATCCATGTTCCTTGATCTTTCGTTACCGACCTGGGTTACGATATAAGGATGTGGATTTTTGATATATGATAGCCATTTTGCGAGGGTTTTCTCTTTCCAATAGAATGACTTGTATTGATCTATAATAAGCTGACCGTTGTTTTCTGAAAGGGTATCTGCTGTGAGAGCTGCGTCTGCGTATGTTTTTTCTGATAGCTTAGCGAAGTCGAGAATATTGAGCTTAGAACCTACTCCGTTTATTTCTCCTTCGTAGTTTCTGTTGACGATTGTATCTAAGAGGTTATTGTCATACACAAACTGCATGACCTTGCTTGAAAATCCTTCTGCTAATTTTGTTCCGTATGCACTCATAGGTAAAAGTTTTAGATTTCTTTTACCGTCTCTTTTGAGGAGGTTAGGAAGTTATCTTATTTAACTATAAGGATGGGGGGTACTCGATGTCAATAGGGGAAAATGGGGCAGTTTAGCCTCAAAGATCAGATTCTATCTTTCCGGCCATCAGCATTTCTTTGTATTTTGGGTAGTTTGTTGTCCTTAGTTGTCGGGCCTCTTCTAATGTTATTGTCCCTTTTTTCAGTTGTGGTTTATCATTTGGCCCACCTGATCCCTTTTCAAACATCCTCCCCTTATTTGGTTTTTGGTTTGCCGAGTGATCGTGTAGAAAAGCCGATACTAATATATTAAAGGGTACGCTGTTGTTTGCCTCTTGTGCTGCAAATACTCTAAAGTCATCAGTCTTACCTTCTAGGTCGGGATTATCTACTAAGGTCTTAGGATCTTCTACAAAATCTTCTACCGACTCGTTCCACTTCTCTATCTTCGTAGCCTGTTCTTTGGCTTGTGCTATGGTCTGTCTCCACCTTTTGCTTACCACTGTCTCTTTAGCAAGCGTTTTCTCAATATCCGACATCATATCCCAATCTCTATATTCTTCTATTAGCTCCTCTTCTGTGGGTTCGGGTACATCCTCAGCGTCTGCTAGGGATTTTATGATTACCCTATTTTTAGCTGCTAACTTCTGTGCTTCCCTTGACGATGCAGAGAACTTTCTCTTATATAACTCTTTAGAAGGCTCTGCCTGTTCTTCCGGTTCGGCTGGTGCTTCTGGCTCAGGCTCAGGCAGGGGGGCAACCTCAGCCTCCACACCAGCTTCTTCCGGTTCTTCGACTGTCTCTTCGGCTTCGGGTTTAGGGGTTTCTTCTGGCTCTTCGGGGGCTGCTTCGGCTTCTATTTTCTCAGCCTCGGCTATAGCTTCTTGCTCTTTTTGCTGTAGTTCTTCTTTTGTGGGCTGTTGATGGTTATTTGGCTTTGCCATTTTGTTTTACCGTCTGCTTTTCAGCAGGTTTGGTTTTTGGGTTAAGTATGCTATCGTATTCCTCTAGTTGTGCTGGCTTAAGATAGCTTCGTCTTGCTCTTAGAAAACCTATATCCTCAGTGCTTAGTTCTTCTGGGGTTTTTGCGAGTATCTTGTTTAGTAGTTCTTGAGACCTTTCGTCCATAAGTAAATAATATAGTAGCGATTTACTCGCTGTCAAGACTTTTTCTTTCGTCTTATTTTAGACCCATATTTACTAGCCCACTTCTTAGCCATCTTGGGCTTATTCTTCCACATCCACTTACGCTGTTTTTTAGATTTAAAAGGCATTATTTTCTCCCTACCATTCCTTGTATTGCGTTTTCTATTTGTTCTTGTGCCTTTTCGGGGGTAGTAAATAACGATTCTAACAACATATAGTTTCTAAGTCTCGCCTTTAGAAATGTGTCCTGCTTTGTACCCAGATCAGCCTTTGCCAACTCCTGCTCTACAGCCTGTTTCATAGAGGAAACATAATCCCTGACCTTTTCAAGAGATAATTGACCCTTTTGAAGTGTATCTACCCATGTGTTAAGAGTCTCCTTCTCAACTGAAGATAAGTCTTCGTACTTTAACCCTACTTTCTCCAAAAGTTCATCTATCATATAGGTAATGGTGACTGTGCTAATCCGTTAGCCTGTCCATTGGGCATAGGTTGTCCGTTAGGTTGCATACCAGGCTGGGGTGGTGCCCCCATCATTCCGTTGCCCATCATTATCATTTTTTGCTCTTCAAACTGCATAATCTCGCTTATCTCTTCGGGCTTAAGGTCTGCAAACTCTAGTAGTTTTCTTTGATAAACCTCTCGTAGCTTAGGATTGTCAGGCATATTTAGCATAACAGCATTTAGCTTAGTAAGCGAGTCGGTGTCATTTGCTTTCTTCTCATCCTGATCCCACACCTTCACTCTATATCCGGCCTTTGTCATCCAGTCTTTGGGGGAAATCTCTCTCTCATAGACATCGGACGTATTCTTTCCCTCTTTATATATCTTTACAGCGTCTAGCTTGTCTGACGCTGCCTCTACAAGCTTAAGAAACTTCGTAGCCCTCTGTTTCCATGCGTTTGTATAGAACTTCGACATTCCTGCTGTTCTGGCCTTTGCCTCTCCCTGCGCTAGTTGAACCTCGCCTAGCGTGGTCTGAGCTTTAGTCTCTATGCCCTGCTGTGTTGCTGTAGCACCTGTCGCCTTCTCTGTCATCTCTACAACATACGCCATCTCATCTAGAGACTCTGAGAGATCGGGGATATCTACCTTTTGTAGTACGTCTTGAGGCTTGCCAGGAACAGGATACCAACCCCAAGGTACGGGATTAAAGGTAGAGGGTACAAACCCGTCTGCCTTAAGAGATGAGTCGTAGTAGTGCATACCGAAGTTTCTAAGCGTTCTATTCTCAACAAGTTGAGAGAACCAGGAGTTAACAACCTTATTGGGTACTCTGACTATATCTGCTATGCCATCAGACCAGAAGTCTTGTTTGTCTATATCATCCCCCCAAGTATTGTATCTAAAGTGATTTCTCCAATAATGATCCTTTGTTGTACCTATTATCTCCTCTTGAGGCTTCTTCATTAAGATTGTCTGTTCTTCTGCCTCTACATATACAAAGATCTGATCGTCTACCTCTTTTCCGTTTATCTTCTCGCCCTCTCTAAATACAAAGTGCATTGACAGCTCAACATAAGTTTCACCCAATACCGGGTCTTCTGTGTCAGACACTCCCATATCAGCCATCTTCTTATTCTTTTGCTGTAAGGAGTTCTCGTTATCTTTGGCCTTTATGATGCCTAGTTGGGACTTAAAGAACAACTCTAGCTTAGCTACCTCTTTCTGGTCGTAGTCTGGGTTATCCTTTAGGGAGGACAGGGGTTTAAAGATATGCGTATGGATTAGGAAACGTGATGAGTCTATGTCATAGGGATTCATAAAGCGGTCTACCAGGATATCTTCGGGGTCTTCCACATCAAACACTATGCGTCCGTCCTCTACCTGCCATGAGTCAAATGTTCTGCCGAAGAAGAAGTCCTGCTTTTTGTCTACAATATCCTGTATCTCAGCGTTATTCTTCTCTAGCGTCCATTTCCAATACTCATTTTGGAACACCTCAGCCTGTTTGTCGTTATCTAGGTTTTCAAACACGATGACCGGCATATCATCTATATCTTTGAGTAGAGTTCGGAGGGTCGTTTTCATTAGGGGAAGATTAACACTCTGACGTTGTGTCAGACGGTTTATAGTAACCTTGTCTCTATATAGCTCGTAGTTTTCTCTCCAGTCTTCTTCTCGTCTCTCTTTGTAATTATATCCCGTCTCCTTGTTGTTAAGGAGCATCTGAAGTTCTAAGTTTTCTAATTCTTCGGCCATAATTCAAGAATATACTAGCACTTTACTCTAACGCAAATACTATCCTATGCCTTCTATGAAGGGCTGCACACCCCCTGGTTCTCCCGGCTCCCATATCACAGTTCCTTTGCCTGATGATATACCATAGCGTATAGCGTCCATGTGGTGATTCCATATATCCGAGGGTTCGTTTGTTGTCTTACCCTCCCTGTCTACCTTCCATAGATAGTTTCGATACTCTTTTAGGGCGTTGACGCTTCGTTTTGTTATAAATATCTTCTGGTCTTGGACTAGCTGTATTCCCTGATT